CTCGCGTTCAGGCGTTGCAGGATGAAAGCCAGAAATCACTGCATAGCGGTTCTCCGCTGATCGCGCGCACCCGGAGGGTTTACTGATGGCCGGTTTGACTAACTACGCTGAAGACCTTGTTCTTGATTGGCTGTTCACGACTGCGTCGGCCACCCGTCCGACCTCGTGGTATGTCGGCCTCTATACCGTTGCTCCGGGTGAAGGCGGCGGAGGCACTGAGGTGTCTGGCGGCTCCTATGCCCGCGTGTCGGCCACGTTCACTGTCTCCGGCACCGCGCCTACGACGGCTTCCAACTCCGTGGCTGTCGAGTTCGCTGAGGCGACCGGAAACTGGGGCACCATCGTCGCTGCTGGTATCTTCGACGCCTCGACCTCTGGCAACCTGATTGCCTTTGCGAGCCTTACGACCTCGAAGTCAATCGACACGGGTGACGTTCTGCGCTTCAACGTCGGCGCTCTGGACATCACGCTTGACTGATGGCTTACCTTGGCCGGGCATATGGTGATTACGACTACGGCGACGGCGTTTTTGGAACGTCCTTTGTCGTAAACGTCGATCCGTATCCGGGCCGCTCGTATGGTGGCAACGACTATGGCGTTTGGGACTATGGCGACAGTCTAAGCCTAGACCAGATCGCCATTACGTCTGACATGACGGCTGCTGGCACGCGGGTGATCTTCGCCGTTGCCGAGGCCATGTCTACGACCAGCGGTGCTGCTGCGGCGGCTAACACCGAGCTGGCTGCGGCTGTCATCGAGATCACGTCTGGGGCGGCTGCTGACGCCACTCGTGTCCGTGATGTCTCTGCCACAGCTCTATGCACGTCTGACATGGCTGCGGTGGCGGACAAGGACATCAATGCCACGGCAGCCGGGGCAAGCACGTCTGACGCTCATGCTGACGGTTATGCCGTTATTCTTGGCGATGCTATTGGCACGTCCGAAAGCGACGGACAGTTCACGCCAACCCGTTACCTGTATCAGACGCTCACCATTGCCTGCACCTCGGACGCAACCGCTGCTGGAAATGCGACGTATTCTGCGGTAGAACTGATAACAGTTCAGAGTGATATGTCGGCCTCGGCGGGTCTGAATGTCTTCTCGTCCGCCACGGTAACGATCACCTCCAACATGACGGCGAACGGTCGGTATCTGTGGGAGAAGGAGATAGTGGCGGCAGAAAGCTGGACCAATCAGTCCTCAACCGCCGCGACATGGACACCGCAATCAGTTTCGCCTGAAGTTTGGACCATCCAGTAGGAGGCTAATGTGGCCGACAGTTTTACAACTAACCTGAACCTCACGAAGCCGGAAGTTGGCGCGTCCCGTGATACGTGGGGCGGCAAGCTCAACACCGACCTCGACACGCTTGATGCTCTGTTCAACGCGGCGGGCAACGGCACATCTGTCGGTCTTCAGGTTGGCTCCGGCAAGACGCTGACGATTGGCGGCACGATCACGCTGAACGGCACGATCAACGGCTCTGCGGCTGTCGGCGTGGCTAACGGCGGCACGGGCGCAACGTCTCTCACTGCTAACAACGTGATCCTCGGAAACGGCACGTCGGCTGTGCAGGTCGTTGCGCCGGGTACGAACGGAAACGTCCTGACATCGAACGGTACGACGTGGGTGTCTTCGACGCCTGCTGCTGGGTTTAGCGCGGCGGCGGACAATACGTTCACCGGCACCCAGACGTTTAATGGAACATCTTCAAAGCTGGCGATGGTTCTGACTGACATTGCAGAGGCTGCAACTGTGTCGGCCACTGCGGCCACTGGAACGATTGCATATGATGTCACGACGCAGAGCGTCCTGTATTACACGTCAAACGCATCGGCTAATTGGACCGTCAACTTCCGTGGCTCGTCCGGCACGTCGCTGAATACGCTGATGTCCACGGGTCAGATGATTACGCTGGCTTTCCTTGTCACGCAGGGCTCTACGGCTTACTACAATTCTGCGGTGCAAGTTGATGGCTCGTCCGTCACGCCGAAGTGGCAGGGTGGCACGGCACCGGCTGCTGGCAATGCGTCCTCAATTGACGTGTACACCTACACCATCGTGAAGACTGGCTCCGCAGCGTTCACCGTGTTTGCGTCTCAGACCAAGTTCGCCTGATAGGGGTTGAAGAATGACGACTGTTGTTACGCGAGGCGCTGCTTCCGCACAGGCTCTTGGCTATGCCGCGCGTGCTACCGCCGCCAACTACATTGAAGACGTGTTCTCGACGTATCTGTATACGGGGACTGGAGCCGGACAAACCATAACAAACGGAATTGATCTTTCTGGCAAGGGAGGTATGGTCTGGGCTAAAAACAGGTCTTCTTCTGACAATCATTATATCGTTGATACAGCACGTGGTGCCACGAAATATATTTGTTCAGATTTATCACAGGCTGAGATAACTTCGTCTTCATATTTTTCTTCTTTGAACTCTAATGGTTTTACAGTTGGAACAAATTTGTCTGCCCTCTCAACATGGAACTACGCCTCTTGGACCTTCCGCAAGCAGGCGAAGTTCTTTGACGTTGTGACGTATACGGGGACAGGAAGCACTCAGAACATCTCGCACAGTCTTGGTTCCGCGCCGGGCTGCATGATTATCAAGCGCACAAGCGGTGCGGCGAACTGGGCTGTCTATCATAGGTCACTAGCATCAAAAACGCTTCAATTAAACAACACAAACGCCGAACAGCCAGATTTCAATGCGTATTTTGCCAACACGGCCCCGACATCGACGGTGTTCACAGTTGGAACTGACGCTGACACGAACGCATCTGGTAGCACCTACGTAGCCTACCTGTTCGCGCACAACGCGGGCGGCTTCGGCGCGTCCGGTACGGATAATGTGATTTCGTGTGGTTCGTTTACGACTGATGGTTCTGGCAATGCGACTGTGACGCTGGGGTATGAACCTCAAATGTGTATTATCAAGCCATCCAGCACCACTGGTAACTGGGATATGTTTGATATCATGAGGGGGTATGTTGCGAATACATCTGGTACGAACCAGAAGTTGAGCGCAAATCTGTCCAACGGAGAGATTGGATCCAATTATACATTTATCAATTCAACTGGATTTTCTACGTTGGGCGCAGCAGCGTCCACAACCTACATCTACATCGCGGTCCGCCGTGGCCCGATGCGGACGCCGACGAGCGGGACGAGTGTGTTTAGTCCGATTGCCTCTACTTCTGCGACGGGTACTGTCAAAACAACCAATTTCCCTGTTGATTTGCAAATTCAAGGGTATCGCCCCGGCTCTGTATCTACTTCTCCAAGATTTGTAGACAGATTGCGCGGCGTATCTACCAACACAACAGAAACCGGTCCTTTTCTTTTATCGTCGGCAACTAACGCGGAGGCCGCCTCTACAAACGACACGCGGTTTTGGGATAACACAGGTTTCCAGCAGCCATCTGCTTGGGACGGGTCGGATGTTATCTTCTGGAACTTCCGCCGCGCCCCCGGCTTCTTTGACGAGGTGTGCTATACGGGGACGGGAAGCTCTGGATTGTCTGTCTCCCACAATCTCGGCGTCACGCCGGAGATGATAATAATTAAACGCAGGGACGGGTCTGGTACAAACAGTTGGCGTGTATTTACATCACTTGGAGCGTCAGATTTTTATAGAAATATTCTAGAGCAAACTACTGCCGGAACATTGACATCATACAGCACATCGCTGCTTTCGCAGCAGCCAACTTCAACCAACATTTATGTTGGTACAGACACCGACGTAAATGCAAGTGGCGGAACCTATGTTTCGTATCTGTTTGCGTCTGTCGCTGGTGTATCAAAAGTAGGAACATATACAGGAACCGGCACGACAAATCAGATCGACTGCGGCTTCACAGGCGGCGCGCGCTTTGTATTGATTAAGCGCAGAAACAGCACTGGCGACTGGTACGTATGGGACTCCGCGCGTGGTATCGTTGCTGGTAATGATCCGTATTTGCTGCTCAACAGCACGGCTACGGAAGTAACCAATACGGACTACGTTGACACCTATTCCGCAGGATTTGAAATCAGCTCAACGGCTCCTGCGGCAATCAATGCGAACGGCGGCACCTTCATCTTCTTGGCAATCGCGTGAGGCACATCATGGAAGTACGGGTTAGATCAACTGGCGCGGTGATGCTCGAAGATCAGCTTCGCCGCTGGCTGCATGAAACTGGTGGTCCGTCCTACGAGACGCTGACGCCTGAGGTCATGGAAGCAATTGGCGTGGACCCTGTGTTTGAGGGACCGCAGGCGACTGGTGGCACTGTCTATCAGTATTCCATGCGTCAGGGCGTCGAGCAGCAGGCGGACGGCAAATGGTACACCAAGTACGTCCTTGGCCCGATCTTCGTGGACAGTGCTGAAGCCACCGCCGCGCAGCAGGAAGCAGCCTACAAAGCGCAGAGGGACGCCGAGCAGGCTGCCTCCGTTCGTGCTGCACGAAACGCCAAGCTCTCCGCCTGCGACTGGACCCAGTTGGCGGACAGCACGGCGGACAAGCCTTCTTGGGCTACCTATCGTCAGGCTCTCCGTGATGTCACGGCGCAGGCTGGGTTCCCTTGGAATGTGACGTGGCCTGTGGAGCCGTAAGATGGTCAATAATACCGACGAAACCGTAAAGCAGATCGCAGACGCAGCGTCCGTGGTTACGGTCGTCGGCACTTTGGCTGGTGTTCTTCCTGCGATAGCTGCCTTGTTCACGATAGTTTGGACAGGCATCCGTATTTACGAGACTGAAACCGTCCAGAAGTGGCTGAAGAAATAAATGGCGCGGGCGGCTCAAAAAAATCCGGTGGCTAAACGCCGCCCGCGTAAGACGGGAGAAATCCGCACCAAGATCATCAAAGTCAAAGCGGAAATTGACGCTCCTCCTGCTCCACCAAAACCTGCCAGCGGACCTCTCGACAAAGCTCTCGATCTTGTGAAGTGGATCGACAGCCCGTTTAAGTTAGCGACTGTCATCCTACTCGGCGTTCTCGGCCTTGGTGGCTACATCGTCTACCAGCAGCAGGATAAGCTAATCGGCTCTTTGACCGCTCGCGAAACGATGCCAGAACTTCTGGCGGATGAACGGTTGTCGTCTTTGAGCCGTGAGTTGCTGCGTGATCTGCGTGCTGAAACTGTCATCATTCACCAGATCGACCTTGCCAAGAACGCACGGATAACCCGTATTGCTCAGTCGGCTGACGGCAGGTTCGCACCACTGGAGGGGCAGAAGGGAGCGTTCTTTTCTGGCTCTACGGCGCGGAACCGTGCAGCCGTAGCAATGCTGAATGGGGAGGTGTTGTGCGAGGGGTTTCAAGCATCATCTGACGTTGGAGATTGGATCACGGCGCGCGGTGTAGTTTACGCCTGTCGCGGCTCGATCCCGCCGGAACCCGGTCATATGGCCGGGTATATCAGCGTTGGATTTAAGCAGGAGCCGCGTGATATTGTGGCAGTCAAGGCGCGTATCAACCAGACGGCGCGGGAGATGGCGAGGTAATGTATGGACCCGGCCAGCATTGCGCTGATCTTTGGTGCGGCGAAAACCGCATACTCGGCAATTCAGCAAGGCATCAAGTTTGGCAAAGACA